CTCTTCCGATCTTCCACCTCAACGATGCAGGTCTCCTCGTCCGGCGGCAAGCCCGCCGCACGGACCGCCTCCGTGGCCCGGCGTGGGGCCATGCCGGAGAGCAGCGCTCTGATCTCCCGGTGCTGTGCGTCCATTTACTCGCCGGACTTGCAGGACACGGCGCAGCCGTGCGGATGTCGCCATCATCTGGCTTGCCTCCTCTCAAATTTTAATCTGGATACCCCGGTCTTACACCGCAGGTGACGAGGCCCTGCTTCCTGGTCCGCCGCATGACCGCGCCGCCGTTGGCGTCGTTACCCATGCCGGTGTTGCCCTCGATGGTGGTGAGGCGCCCATCCGCCGCCACGCTCTCCACGATGCCCACGTGCTCCGTCTTGGCCTTTTTGCCGCTGAAATCGAAGAACACGATGTCCCCGGGCCGGTAGTTGGCCCGGACGATCTGGCCGGGGGACTTGGCCTTATACTGGCCAACGAAGGCCGAGCAACTGGCCGTCTTGAAGAGGTGGAAACCCGCCTCCCGGAAGACCCACCAGACGAAGGCCATGCACCAGGGGTACGCCGCTCCCCGGACCTCCCGGCCATAGTACTCCGTGTTGTACTTGACCCGATTGCTCCCCGCAGGGCTCTCCAGTACCCCGATCTGCCAGGCGGCGATCTGGAGGACCGCCGCTCTGGTCCTGGGGGAGAGGGCCGTCATCGGCGCTCTCCCGTGCTGTCCTGGGCCACCACATCGCTGAGCTTCTGCGTCTGAGTGCCGAAGTAAAAGGCGATGATGGTGGTGTAGATCAGCATGAACTCCTGACTGATACCGCCGGTGAGGGCCAGGTAGGCGAAGACGGCGGTCAGTACGATGGTCACGATGCTCTTGACGCTGAGGAGGGTCCCCAGCCGCTTGATGATGGTCTCACTCATATTGTGCTCCTTTCCGCTCCCTGTGGGAGCTGTCCGTTAGTCCCTGTCCTTGATCTTGATGCCTGCCAGCAGGCCCAGCTCCGCCGTCCAGGCCCCAAACCATGCTACCGTCAGGCTGTCCGGCACCGTGCGCTCCAGGGCGCTCAGCACCAACACCGCCAGGCAGTACCAGGTGAGGTTGACGATGGCCGCCAGCAGGTACTTGTCCCGCTTCTTCATATACTCCCTCCCGTCAGAAGCCAGGTGAGGAAGGCTCCGGCCAGCACGGCCAGCAGCTTGTCCACCATGCCGTCCCAGCGCTTGCCGGGACGGGCGTTGATGGCCTTGACTTCCGTCTTGATCTCCTTCACGTCAGTCTCCACGGTCCCCTGGCGAGTGGCAAGCACCCGCACAGAGGCCGTCAGGTCAGCGATGCTGTCCAGGCGCTTGTCCTGCTCGTCCAGGCGTTTTTCCGCCACATCCAGGCGGCGTCCGTGGTCATCCACCCGCTCCTCGATCTTTGCCACCGCTGCGTCATTGTAAGGCTCCATGGCGTTCTCCTTTCTGCGTTATTCGCTGTAGTACAGACCTTTGTCGCCTAAGCGAGCCGCGACCCACAAATCGTCTGCAAATGCTACCATCATAAAGCGGCCGTTTACAATATTGCTGCTCTGGGTCCAGCTCTTTCCATCGGCACTGTATTTGAGTCCATCTGCTGTTCTTGATCCAACAACCCACAATTCTCCCCCTCGAACAGGAGGGGAGTAACGTCCACTTGTGATATTGCTCGGGGTCCAGTTCTTCCCGTCGGTGCTGTAGTAAATGCCGTTACCATTGTTGGACGCCACAACCCACAAACCGTTCGAATTATGGAAGTACGTGTAACGTCCACTTGTGATATTGCTCGGGGTCCAGTTCTTCCCGTCGGTGCTGTAATACATGCCGGTGCCATCGTCTGAGCCTGCGACCCACAAATCGTCTGCGTATGCCACTCCGGAAAAGGAGCTTGCGACATTGCCCTGGGTCCAGTTCTTCCCGTCGGTGCTGTAATACATGCCGGTGCTGCCAGCAGCGACCCACAAATTATCCCCAAAATCTACGCCATAAAAGTTTCCGCTTATGATATTGCTCTGGGTCCAGTTCTTCCCGTCGGTGCTGTAATACATTCCTCGTCCGCCCTGGGAGTATCCAACCCACAGGTTATTTGCAAATGCTACTGTATCGGGGTTTTTAAAGGAACCGGACAGCATCGTTCCAGCGGTCCAGTTCTTCCCGTCGGTGCTGTAATACATGCGGGAGCAACCAACAACCCACAGACCGTTTGCGTGAACAAGGTTATTTGCAGATACGTCTTCCGTGATATTGCCCTGGGTCCAGTTCTTCCCGTCGGTGCTGTAATACATGCCGGTGCTGCCAGCAGCGACCCACAAATTATCCCCAAAATCTACGCCATAAAAGTTTCCGCTTATGATATTGCTCTGGGTCCACGCAATCCCCGGCAACCCCGTAAACCGGAACTGCGCATAGCAGTTGGTATCTCCCGTGATGTTGCTGGGGCTGGGACTCCATCCCGTGAACTCGTAGTCCCCTTCCTTGGTGGGTGCGGTCCCGGTATAGCTGGCGCTGCCGCCGTAGGGGATGTTGGTGGACGTCTGGAGGAGGGTGGAACCGTTGTAGAAGCGCACGGTGTAGGTCCGCACGGTTGCGGTAAAGGCGGCGTAGACGTTCCGGTCCGCTGTCACGGCCTTGGTGGCGTTGGCATCCACCGGGCCGCCGTCCGTCAGGGACCAACCGGCGAAGGTGTAGCTGTACTGGGCCGTGCTGGCTTTGGTGGGTGTGCTGCCGGTATAGGCCCCGTCGCCGCCGTCTACCACGTCCACGGTCTGGAGGAGCGTAGTGCCGTTGTAGAACTTGAGCTGCGAGGTGATGTGCTGATACACCACCGTGAGGTCGGGGTGGCGGCTGTGGATGTCCGCCAACTGGGCCCCGGTGATGTTGGTGGTGGAGACCGTGCCGCTGACCTGGGCCTTATCCACGTTGTTGCCCTGCTCGTCCAGGCCCCGCATGGTGTCCAGGGTATCCAGCAGGGAGAGGATGTCCGCCGCCGTGTCAAAGCTCCAGCTGACGCCCAGGAGCCGGACACGGCTGTTGGCCGCCATGGCGGAGAGAATGTCCTTGGCCGGGATGGCGGGGGAGTTCTCCACCCGCAGGGTGGTGATGGCCGAATAGGCAGGCATAGAGAAGTCCGTGATGCCGCCCTGGTTGCGGACGGTGAGGTTGGTGACGGTGGCGGGCAGGTGCAGCGTTTTGAGGACGCCGCCGTTGGGGAGGGTCAGGCCGGTGATGGCGGTGCCGTCAAAGTAGGCGTGTTCCAGGCCGGTGCAGCCGGAGACATCCACCGCCATGGTGAGGTTGGGGCAGTTGCGCACGTCCAGGGTGGTGAGGAGGCGGTTGTTGCCCAGGTACAGCTCCGTCAGGTTGGGGTTGCTGTAGCTCTCGGCGCTGTCGCCCAGCTTGAGACTCTGGAGCCGGGTCGCCAGGCTGAACTCGGCGTAGCCCACCTTCAGGCCGCTGAGGTCGCCAATGGCCTTGAGCTGGGAGGCGCTGTACACGTAGATTTCCGTGTCGTTGACGTTATCCAGGGGGCACTCCAGCACGTAACTGCTGCCCCGCAGGGCCCGCTTCTGGACGAGGTAGGAGCCGTACTTGATGGAGGCGTAGATGTCGGCGTAGGGCGTCACGGAGATATTGTCTTTGGCGTAGCCACGCAGGGTAATGGTGTCCGTCAGGGCGTCCCCGGCGTTGTACTTAGCGTCCAGATAGCGGAAGCGGTTGTAGAGCCACCACTTACGCTGCTCCGCCTTGCTGCCTTGGAGCATGGAGAGGTAGGCGGAGGTGCCGTCCTCGATGAGGGGCTGCAAATACTTGAAGTAGGCGTCCTCGTTGAAAATGGCCTCCGGCCACTTGGCCTGATGGGTCTCAAACATCTCTTCCACGAGAGCGTAGGAGAGCTTCCCGGTGGAACGGAGAGACTGGTACATGGCGGCGATCTCCGCTCCGTATGCCTGCCGGAGGTTGACCCACATGACCGAGTTCTGGCCGTTGAAGACGTCCGCCGTGCCCACCTGGTCAATGTCCTCCAGGGCATAACCGAAGACCAGGGCGCCCTCGTTGTTGGTGCCGATGGCGGTATCGAAGTCATAGGGGAGCCAGCACCACTTGTCCGGCCCCAGGTGGGACGGGAAGGCGTTCTTCGCCCGGCTGTCCACCATCAGGAAGAGCTCCGTAAAGAGGTAGTAGAAGAGGGCGCTCTGTAGCTCCAGGTGGTCCGGAAGCTCCGATTTGAACTTCGCCAGGCGGGCGGCCTTGTCGGCGTCGCTGGTCACGGCGCTCTGATCTGTGCTCACAAGCCAGGCGGCGAGAGCGGCCAGCTTCGTGGTGTCTGTGTTGCCGTCCGGGTAGCGGCCCTCGAAGTCGCCGGTCCAGTCGCCCGTGAAGTCGGCGCTTTTCCACAAAACCCGGTCGCTGGTGTTGTTGAGGATTTCCCAGCTCTCGTCCCCTTCGGCGAAGCCGTAGACCTCCGGGGTGCCCTTGTCGTTGTTGAAGTTGTACTTGCCCAGGAAGGTGGTCTCGTCGCCGTGCCGCCAGAAGATCACCATGGGGAAGCCGTCGATGCCCTGCCGGACGGCGCTGTTGGCCTCCTGGGGCGGCGTCTGGTAGGGGCAGGCGTCGTTGTAGAGCCGTACCAGCTCCACGTTGTTGGCCCCCTCAGAGCTTGCTACGTCTGCCTTGAAGGTGAAGGTGTCAACGGGGATAGCGCCGGGCCGCAGGGCGTACTTGGCCGCCGTCACGCCGTCCACCACAAAGCCGCCCTTGAAGGTGACTTTGTAATTCTTCCGGGCGTAATACTGGGAGCTGGTGCCCTGCACGTTGATGCTGGCCCCGGTAAACGTGAAGTTCCGGGAGCTGTCCGTGGGGTCCACGAAGCTGCCGGAGACGGTCTTCTTGTCGCCTTTGTACTGGGGTAGCTCCGGCCCCTCCAGGATGAGGTACGGGAGGTCCTGGGGAAGGTCATCGATCACGATCTGGCCGTAGTCATCATAGACCTTGTTGCGCTGATATCGGGCCAGGAGATCGTCGATGGCCTGGCTGTCCGCGATCCAGTTGTTGAGGACCTGGTAGCGGGTGAGGCTGTTGTTGTAGACCCGGATGCCGTAGATGTCCGTGGTGCAGGAGTTGGAGCCGATGGAGATGCCCACGGGGCTGCTCTGGGAGAAGTCATCGTCCGCGGGGTACTGCACCGCGCCGGAGAGGATGCCGTTGATGTAGACCAGGATCAGACGGTTTTCCGCACGTTTTTCCACCACGAAGGCCAGGCGGACGTGCTCGTCCTCCTTGTACTGGGTGGAGACCTCGCTCTGCTCAGAGGTCAGGGATGCTTTCTGCGCCGTCACCTTGATGCCCCGGCCTCCGGAGAGACAGGAGATCACGGTGGCGTCGTAGTCCATGACATCCCGGGTGGCAAACTCCAGCTCGATGGTCTTGCCGGTGGTCCGGAAGTCCTGGGCGAAGATCTGCAGGGGAATGGTCACACGGGCGTCGCCCGCCACCCGCAAGGCCGTGATGCCGTCGGCGTCGGTCGTCCAGCCGTCGGAAGTCCAGTTGAAGCCCGTGAGGCTTGCGGCGATGCTGCCGTAGCTCCAGCTGGACTTGTTGGCCTCCGTGTTACTCCGCCCGGAGGCGGTGAGGTGCAGGGCCAAGTCCGCCGTCTCCGCCTCCACGTTGACGGTGCTCTCCGTCACGGTGGTGGTAAAGGTCTTGGTGACGCTGCCGCAGACGATGGACAGGCTCAGAGCCCCCACCTCGTCCGCCCGATAGCTCCACACCTGCTCCGTCCGGTCCACCGTCAGGGTCTTGAGGACGGTGCTTCCCACCTTGAGGGTGATCTCCGCCGTGAGGCCGGAGGGATTGTACACGATGTAGGGGATGGACAGGGTGCTGTACTGCTCCGCCGTGGCCTGCTGCCAGGCGGAGGCGATGATGGGAGTGGTGGTGCCCTCCACCGTGCAGATAAGGTCGTAGCGCAGGACGTTGGAGCTGACGCTCTCGCCGTCCACCGTGGCCGTGAACCACACCTCCAGGCTGTGGCTTCCGTGAGTCTGCGCCGGGATGGTGTAAGTCTGCTGCCGCCCGGATGCCGTCACCGTCACCGTCTCCAGCTCCACACCGTCCAGCTTGAAGTGCATGACCTTGGTCGCCGTGCCGGTGGGGGTGTACGGATAGGCGATGGCCCCGGTGTAGGGCACCGAAGCGTCGAAGGAGGAGCTGAGGGAGAGCGCCACCGCCGTGATGGAGAAGGAGAGGGTCCGGCTGTTGCCGTACACGTCGCTGATGTTGACCTTGACGGCGTTGGTGCCGGGGGAGAGATACGAGCCCACATCCACCGTCACAGCGCCCTGCGCCACCTGCTGCGTGAGCTTCTGAGCCCCATTTACGGTGACTTTGAGGACGCCGCCCCCGGTAGCCAGGCCGTCCTCCAGAGAGCTCCAGGAGACGCTGAGAGGGCAGGCCGCGCCCATTGCGATTGACTTAAAAATCCATCCCGTGGTGTTGCTGAGGGTGAGTACGGCGTTGTTGTCGCTGCCGCCCCCGCCGCCGGAGCCTCCCACGGAGACCTTGATGCCGTCCCCGATGATCTCCCCGCCGGAGGTGAGGTAGAGGAGCTTGGTGTCCTCGTCAAAGTACAGGTTGTCCGCCTTCGCCGCGATCCGGCTGTTGATGGCGTCCGGGTCCACGGCGTCGGCGTTGGCCTTCGCCGTTGCGGCGCTTCCGGCCGCAGCCGAAGCGGAGGAAGCTGCCGCCGTGGCCGCTTCCGTGGCCGTCTTGGTCGCCGCCTTGGTAATCTCCTCGGCCTGCTCCGTTACGGCGTCTACAGCGGCATCCCCGGCGTACTGGGAGAGCTGGGCGCCCGTGAGGCGCTTGGCCCCGCCGTCCTGGTATACCGGCAGGAGGCCATCGTCGGCCAGAGATTCTACCGCCGGGAGATCGTTGATGCTCTTGTCAGCCATTGGCAGTCTCCTCCTTCCTGGCCTCCGCAATGATGGCCTCCGCCGTCTGCACGATGCCCAGCATGTTCGTCCAGTTCTCCTCGCCCGCTACGGTGACGTGCCGCGCGGCGTCCCGGATACCAGCCGCCATGCGGATGATCTTCGATTTATCCATGGGATTTCTCCTTTCTAGGTGATGCTGTTGAGGCTGTTTTTCAGCCCATTGATGGTCGCCGCCGAGATCACATCTCCGGCGGCAACCTTGGCTGGAGGCGACGTGGGGGGATCCATGGTGGTCAAGAGATCGATCACAGCATTCACGTCGCTGGCCTCCATGTTGGTGCCAGGAGTGGTGCTGATCTGAGAGCCGGAGACGGACATCCCCAGATACTGTGCAAATTCGATGCAGCGGGCAATAAATCCGTCCCACTCCGCTGCCGTGAGGTATTTGGCAAGATACGTCCCATCTGCTTCCAAGGTGAGCGGGACTTCTGCATTTGCCGCCACGGTAGATGTCCATTCCCAGTTGGCAGGGCGCTCCGGTTGAGGCTCCACTGCCTGCGTCGTGACGTACTCGTAATCGTAATTGCCTTCGCCAGTTGTCGAGTGTGACCAAGACATATAGACGCGATACGTTGTTGCAGGAGTTAGGCCGCCAAACGATACCGTCCGCGCGAGAGAGTACCCACGGGATTGCAGGGTTGTGTTACCATCCGCAGTCCGGAGGGACCAGGAGAAATAGGAGTATTCATCCGGATCAGTAACTCTCGCCGTGATGGTGGTGTTGGTGTAATCACACTCCCAGCTGCCGGGGAATACGCTTGTAGCCACTTCCGATCACCCCCATACGGCCCGGACGGTGACTTCGCCGCCGCTGCCGGAACCAATTTCGGACATCGCCCCGTTTTTCACCTGGTAGATGGTGTTCGAGCCGAAGGAAATAAAAATCCCCGTTCCGGTGATCTGGCTGGAATTCGCCACGCCGATGGCGCTGCTGTCCCCGATCCAGATACCCGTGGTAAATTTCTTCACGACCCCGTTGTCCGAGCCTGTATCGCCGGACCCTGCGCCCAGAATGAGATACGGGTAATCGATGCTTCCGATGGTTTCCAAGCCCAGGCCGATCTTGTGCAAATCTCCGGAGGAAACCACGTCGAAGCCGTTGGCCGTCATGGCGGCGTAGCCTTCGTCGCTGTCCCCGCTGCCTGCGTAGATCTCAGCGCCGTAGATTTTGCCGCCGTAAATGTTGGGGCTTCCGAACTCGTCCGCCGTGATGAAGGTATCCTCCGTGGAAGCGGCCCGCATCAGAGCGGCCTTGATGTTGGCGAAGGTAACGCTGGCGGAGGACCCGGCAGGCCCCTGCTCACCGTTTTTCGCTTGGACCAGGATAGGGGAGGTCCAGGTGGTCCCGGCGTTGTAGCTGTACTTGGCCCACACCTCCGTGCTGGTGTTTTCCCAGGCCTCGTCCCACTCGTCCACCCAGGTCTCCTTGTCCGTGGAGTACTTGACCAGGGTAAAGCTGCTTTCGCCAGTAAATACCACGTTGCCGCCCAGGGTAACGTTGCCGTCCTTGTCCACTAGGAACTTGTCGTTGACGTTGATGATGCCCCGGAATTTGTACTTGCCCGCTGCGGCGTCGAAGTACAGGGCCTCGTCGCCATCGTCGTTGTAGAAGGCCAGGGTGTCGGCGTTGAGGATCACACGGGCTTTCTCCGTCTCCCCGTCCGTTTTCACGATTTCCAAGCCTTTGTTTCGGGTGATCCGGGTTCCGTAGTACAGGGCCCCCAAAGCTACCTTGCGTTTCAGCGCCCGGTCCTGCGGGGAGAGGTACGGGTACTCGTGATCCACTTCCTCCTCCCCGGGAGCGCCGATATCAGCGCTGTCCAGGGCGTCCGCCGTGGTGTCGATGGTCGCCAGGAGGCTGTAGATGCCGTTGACGGTAATGGCATCGCCCAGCTCCGCCGCAGGGTCCAGGATGGCGCCAGAAGCGGAAAACGGCTGGTATGCGTAGCCGGAGACGGCGGCCAGGAGGTTGTTGGCCATCGCCTGGGTGGCCCAGGGGCAGTCCACCTCCAGCGTCCGCCCGGTATCGTCTCCGGCGGTGTAGGCGTTCTCGTCGTCGTACCAGATCGTTACCCGGCTATAGGGAGAAAATTTGGGAGGGGCAGAAAAATCCGTGATCTGCCGCCCCAAGTAGAGTTTGTCAGACAAGGATTCTCACCCCTCCCATCGTGATTGTGTTGCCGTACTCATCCACGAGGTAATTTGTTTCTGCCGGGAGGCCGCCCAGGGTCACCAGCCGCAGCTTGCCCGCCGGTGTGATGATCCAGCAGCCGCCGTGAGCGGCGGCGATATAGCCCAAAATCTCCCGCATGGTATAGTCGTTGGGGTACTCCACCATGTAGGTGGAGTTGATAACCGTCCGGCTATCCAGCTCCACCCCCATGCGGGTGCAAATGGCGTTTACAACCGCTTGCTGCGTCCTAGGCCACTCGCCTGTATCGCCTTCCATTAAAAACGTCTGCTCCGCTTTGAGCATGGCGTCATAGCAAGATAGGGTAATGGTATTTGCATCGGGATCAATATCCCTGGTATCGATGTAAAAAACGCCGACTTGCAGCCATTCCGAGGATTGCGTCCCGTTGCTCAATCGCGTATACGCTTTTACCTCCGCATTCCTTGGAATGCTGCCAGGATTCCACAAAACAAGGCTTAATTGAGCAGAAACACAGCTCCCGACGGTTGCTACCCGTCCCCCGAACAGCGCTGCCGAAACGGAGAGGCTTACGATTTTCTCTTTATCGTATTCCGTCTGGCCAATGCTGATTTTTTGCTCTTTCCAGTGCGTTTTATCCTGTAGGAGTGTTTTCCATAATGCGCTAGTCGTTTGCATTATCTTGCCCTCAGTTGGATCGTGCCGCCTTTATAGCGCACGTTACCGTCTATGGATTTCAGCGCAAAAGCGGCGTCCAGGTTACTTACCACCCGCATAGTTCGGGTTTCTACGGACTTTGTATACGGATTGCTGAATTTCACGGTGACGGCGCTGCTGTTTAATGCGCCATACAGCGCCTCCGCCTCTGCGTCCGTCATGGGGAAAAAACTCGTGGAAACAATGGCCCGGTCCGGGCTCCGCACTGCGTGTTCCACCCCATCCATCGTTTTCAGCACTCTGCCATAGGAAACTTCCATCTGCACCGCATAGGTAGAAAGGCGCTTGCTTAAATCAAGCGAGCCAATTTGGAAAGTCACATTCATGCTCACACCCCCATCGCCCGCTGCATTTGGCGGTTGTATTTATAAGCCGTCTCGCCGATCACCTTCCCGTCAAGCACAGACTGCACAACGATGTTGATATCGCCGCCCATGCCTCCGAAAGAAGAGATTGCGCCCTGCAATTTCCCAAAAACAGACCGTTCCGTGCCGATGCTTGCCGTCCCAAAGTCGAGGTTGCTCGTAATATTCCGCTTGATGTCGCCGTATTCGTTCTCCCAGCCCTCGCCAAGGCCCAGCGCCATATTCTCGCCGATCCCTGCAAATACTCGAGACGGGGAATGAATCCCAAGCTTGCTCTTTACGCCTGAAACAATTCCGGAGAAAAAGCTGCCGACTTTTTCCTTGATCCAGCTGCCCATTGCCTTGATGCCTTCCCACAAGCCCTTCACGATCTGTTTGCCGACATTTACGATATTGGGGAGCGAGGAAACGAAGGTCTTTACAATGGTCGCCATCATGTCAAGCACCGACCGAACGATCTGCGGAAAATTTTTGGCAAGGCCGCTGACGATCGCCAACACCATCTTCATGCCCAGCTCAATGACCTGCGGCAGTTTTTCGACGGCATAGCCGACAAATTTCTCAATCATTTCAGGGCCTTTTTCCTGCACCACAACGCCGATGTTTTCAAGGATTCTCTCAACGACCGGCAAGAGATTTTCCGCCACCGTCACGGTGCTGCCCAAAAGGTTTGTAATGAGTTCCGCCATGTCGGCGTTTTCATCGCCAAGTCCCGTGATAAAGTTGTCATACGCCGCTTTCATCGACGCGATAGATCCTTGGATCGTCGTGCTGGCTTCCAGCTGCGTTGTTCCCGTGATGCCCATTTCCGTCTGCACGGTATGGATAGCGTCAACGATGTCCGCGTAGCTGTCGATGGTGTAGTCGGTGTAATTGCCTTGCGCGGCGTTTAAGGCGTTCGCATCGTCCAAAAGCCGCTGCATTTCCTCCTTCGTGCCGCCATAGCCGAGCTTGAGGTTATCGAGCATGGTATAGTTTTGCTTGGCGAAACCGGAATACGCATTCTGGATAGATTCCATGCTGGAACCCATCTTGTTCGCGTTGTCGCTCATGTCGGTAATGGCCAGATTCGCCTTTTCCGCTGCCGCGTCCGTGTCGCCGCCCATCGATTGCAGCAGCGACGCGGAAAACGCCGTCACGGTGGTCATGTACTCGTTCGCGCTCATGCCCGCCGTCTGGTATGCGTTCTGTGCGTACTGCATCACGGTATCGGCAGAGGATTTAAAAAGCGTTTCCACGCCACCGACCAGCTGCTCATATTCGCCGTAATTTTCTACGGCCTGTTTTGTAATGGCAACCGCAGCCGCGCCAGCCGCCGCAATCGCAGCGCCGCCGACCTTAGCCGCCGTAGCAAGCCCGCCTTTCAGTTTCCCTGCAAGCGTTTCTGCTTTGCTGCTCGTTTCTGAAAAGCCCTTGTCTACGTCTCCGTCGTCTACGCTGATCTTGACAAATAAATCAAGTAGATTCATGTTTCACCTCCAATCCGCACCGCGCGACAATATCGGCGGTGATTTCTTCGCACGTCCGGTTGTCCTGCTTTTTCGGCTCAATCATGTCCGCGTATCGCGCCTTGATATAGTTCCCGCCCACGTATTGTGCCGTGTTTTCGGCCACAATGCGCAGCGCGTCGGTCACATAGATGCGGTATGCGGCATCTTTTTGTTGCTCGGCAATTAGCCTCGGCAAAAGTTTTATCAATGCGCGCGCGTGTAGTTTAGGCACGCGCAAGAGTGCCGCCGTTACTTGCCATTCTCCCGCGCGCACGACCTGAAAAAAGAGATCATTTCCTCGTCTCTCATGATTTCCTTGAACTGGTTAAGCGTAACCATGACATTTTGCTTCGCCACTACATCGGCAGAAATGCTATTTACAGCAGCGATAATGCCAAAAAGATCATTTCGATGCGTTTTCAAAAGCACAGGGAGCAGAGCGGTAATCTTCTCAGTTGCAAATGCATACTTTTCTGCAAATGTTTCAGCGCCCGTTTTGTCGATTCCATTTCTCAGCGATTCACGAAGTTTCTCATCTCCGAGAATCGACAGAGTATAAACGCTGATTTCACACAACACATCAGCCGCTTTTTCGGTACTAAGATCGGAAAGTTTCATTTACGCCTCCGCCGTGCCGGCCTTGATGTAAATTTCAAAGGGAACGGTGTCCTGCGCGCTCATGGAGTAGTGCCCGGTAAACTCAAACGCAAACTGGCCCTTGGCCTTGTCCGCCGTCTTGAGCTGGAAGCCGCCCGTGGAAAGCGCGTTGAGCAGCTTGATCGCGATAAAGCCGCCGTTGGTTTCGCCGTTCTTGTCGGAGTAATCGCCCACGAGCCAGATATCATCAAAGTCCGCGTCCTTGAGGTCGTTGCGCGGCGTGACCTTGGTCGTGTCGGTCGTCCCGATGTCAGCCGCGCCGCACAGCCGCTTTGCAATGGCGGTATCGGCATTGACAAACGTGCCGGTCATCTTGACCTCCCACGAATCGAGCTTTTTTAGCTCCTTCATGTTCTTGGGGCAGTTGTCGATATCCTCGCCAAAGTCCGAATAGGTCGGCGTGGCGGTAAAGTTGACGCCGCCGGTCGTTGCGCCGATCTGCCCCGCCTCGCCGATGGTGCCGGTAGCCGGTGTGAAATCGGTCGTCAGGATACCAGCGTTAATCTGGAGCTTCTGAAACGCATCAGAAGGAATCTTGGTAAATTTCATGTCGTTGTCCTTTCATCAGTTTTGCGACAGGAACTCAACCGTGATGTTGAGATACCGCCGCTTGATGTTTTTATCGCTTTCGTCCGCGATATTCTGACACCACGGGGACCCGCGCTTGATCCACATAGCGCCGCCGTCATAGGCGACCATACAGCCGCCCATGCCGATTGCGTCGGAGATCTCCTGCGCCTTAGCGTTCGGTACGGCCTCGCTCTCGGTGTAATCCCAGAGGTTGACCGTCAGCGCGATCTCGCCGCTCTCCCATGATCCTGTGATAAGCTCATAGGTCAGCCACGGGAAGGTCGCGTCCTTCGGCACGTTGGAGGTCGGATACGCCGGGAGGAATTGAGAAAACCACGCATGGAGCGCCTTGTCCTTTGTCATTTCGGCAGCTCCTTTCGCTCCGCGGTGAAAAATTTCAGGGCCTTAATGATTGCGCCAGCAGACCTCGGTGCGTTTTTTTCCTCGGGATTTGAGGTCACGCGATAGGTAATCCCCGTTTCCGTATCGCGGAAATAATCGTTATACTCGATGGGAACGCTCTGATTGACCAGCGCGGAATATACCGAGGTCACACCGTCCTTTTCTGCCTTGCGCGCCTCCATAGATGTGTCAAGAGACTGGTAATTGAGGAACTCCGCGCCCTCTTCCCATGCGGTGATGTAGCCGCCCGCGCCGTCAGGCGTGCGCTTTTTCTCCATCAAAATGCACTTGTGGGCAAAATCGTCCAGTAAACTCACGGTTCCACCCCCTTGATTTTCCGCCAGGAATTTAATCGGCCTCGGAAAGCGTCCTGCCAGCCAGTAACAGCGCTGGTATCCGCCTTCCCCCCGCTGGCTTTGGTATAGCTATACCCGCCAAACGATTCCGACGTGTATGGGCTTGTGACGATGGCTCCGTTTTTCTTCTGCCATTCCTCGATTTCGCCAGAAAGTGACACCACCGCCCCAGGAACGGCAAGCGCCCAAATAGAGCCTGTAAACGTCTCATCCACCAAATCCCCTACCGGGTACTGGTGCAAGCCATCGTTGAAAACGGAACCGACGATCCGGAAATACTGGTTGGTTTGGAGAAAAGGCAGCGTAATGCTGCCGTTTCTCACCACAAACTCGCCCTCGTGGACATCTACAAGGAACCAGTTGTTCAAGTGTTGCAAAACGTTTTCAAGCATTACGCCGCCCTCCATTCTCACTTCGCCGTCACGGTTGCACTGCCGCTCTTGAGCGCGTGGTAGTTGCCGTCGCACTCGACCACGGTCACGGTCTGGCCGGTCGCAATGGTCAGGTCGCTCTTGCCGTTCCAATCGTTCCAACCGGCGACGTTGTCGCCGTAAGCAACGGTCGCGGCAGAGGAGCCGGACGTGTACTTATACTTGTTGCCCGCAGCAGCCTTAGCGGGGGAAACGGTCAGCTTGGTATCACCGCTCTTGGTGCCAGCGGCAGAAGTCACCGTCAGAGCGCCCAGGGTGCCGCTGTCGATGGTGCCAACCACAACGCCGTCGATCCGCTCGGCAAACAGCTCCATGCCGTTGATAACGGTGTCGGAGGCCGTCATATTGGTATAGTCGGGCTCTTCGTGGATGCCGATGTAGCCGGTCGCGTCGGTGGTAAAGGTAAATACCTCCTGCAGATCCGCGCCGTTGACGGGGATGTAGTAGAGGACGATGTTGTCCTTCGCCGTAGCGTAGATCTTGCCCTTGGGGACGCTGGCGTTCATGATGAGCGTGCCGAGGCCAAGGAAGTTCTCGACGTAGCTCATGCCGAACGCGGTCTGCACAGTGATGTTGGCCGTAGACAGGTAATCCGCAACGTCCAGCGGATTCATGAAGTAGACCGCGCCGATCTCGTCGTCCTCGAAAAGGACCTGCAGATTGCCCCAAGCCTGCGCGAGAACAGTCTGGAAGTTCTTCCCGCTCACCGCGCCGGTGCCGGTCGAGAGGAAGTCAAAGAAGCTCTTGCGGATGCCCTTCTGCACATCCTTGAGCATTTCGTCGGTAGTCATCTCCACCGCCTGATCGTAGCCGCGATCGGTGATCGCCTCGGCAGAGGTGGCCTTGCGCCACTTCTTGAGCGTGATCTCCTTGTAGTTCACAGCCTCGGTCTTGTAGTGGGAGAGGGGGATGGTGTCACCCTCGGCCACAACGCCGCTCTCGAGCGTGCCGGTCGCCTTGTAGCTCTTGAGCACAGTACCGGCCTGCTTTGCGATCTTCCGGGTGACGCCCAGGGCCTCCATCAGTTTCTTGATGGAGTAGCCAAACATTTCGGTGAATTCGATTTCCCGCACACGGGCGAGATCATTTTTCTTGATGAGGTTAGTTTCAGCAGCCATAATTAGCCTCCGTTCTTATTTTCAAAAAGATTGATGTTTGCAGCGATTGCCGCGCGGCGCTCCGCTCTGTCCTTGATTTGCATGATCTGGTCTTTAGTCATTGCGCCACCGCCGGTGTTCGCCGGGGGGTTGGCGGGATTCGCCCCGTGCGTCTGCGTGGTGGAGACAAGCCCCTTGTAGGTGCCGTCCACGAGTGCATCAAGGGCCTTGGTGTCCTTAATCTTCTCGCCGTCCAGCTCCAATGCGGCCATTTCCTCGCCGCAGCCGCGCATCGCAAGGTCGAGATTCGCGCCGGTGATGTTTTTGCTCTCAAAGTAAGCCCGGACGGCCTTTTCCTTCGCCGCCTTGCTCTCCTTTGCCGTGATGTCAGTCTTAAAGGCTTCAAAGGCTGAGTGTTCCTTCTCGTACTTTTCCTTGTAACCGCCATCGCCTGCCGCCTTGAGGTCGTCCAACTGCTTCTGGACGCCGGGCAGCTTCTCCGCGTCCGCCTTGTACTTGCTGACGTCAGCTTTCAAGCCATCCACGGTATCGGTATGCGCCTCGATGATGGTATCCACCTGCTCGTCGGTGAGACCCATCCCCTTCAAAAGTTTGCGTGTCAGTGCCATTGTTCTATCTTCCTTTCCCTTGTCCGCAGTCCGTCGCGGCGATAGATTGTATAAAAACCGCTGTACCTCGCGGGTTTTACCTTTTTGATAAAGTCCTTATCCATTTTTCAGCTCGCTTTCCAGAATGTCCCGATACTGCCCTGCATGGTCGGCGGCAGCTGGCTTTAGGAATGGCTGTGCCTTGTTACCGCGCGTGTAATGCCAATTGCCCTTTGCGTCCTGATACACCCACGGTGTAGGACGTCCTCCGCCGCCTTCGGCGTAAATGCCCGTGCCAAGCTCGACGTAAGCGGCATACTCATTGTTCGTGCCGATGATTGCCGTTGGTCCCTGCTCGTCTATCATATGGGTAATGCTGTTCCGCAAGTTGCCGGTGTCAACAGGGCACAGCTTTTTCGCGTATCCCTCTGCCACCAGTCCGACTTTTTCAAGTCCCCGCAGCAGCGCCGCCTTGATCCCCGCAGAGACCGCCTTGCTGTTATTGTGAATTTCAATGTCCATGTGTTTACCCTCTTGACTATTCCGCAATGTGCGCATATAATATTGGTGAGGAAACTTTGTTTCCGTTTTTCCGAGGTAATCCTCCGCCCGTTCTGGTGGGGGGTTACCTCATTTTTTATATCTTTTTGCGAAAGCAAATTTACCGTTTTGCATTACGATTATATCTGCCGAAAAAGTTTTACTTCTTTTTGCTCTCGCATCTAGAACAGATATTAGTTTTTGCAAGTCGACCGTCTCCGTAGCATCAAAAATTACGCCGCCCGGGTTCCCATGGATTTGTTTGATTGCTTTTCGCAATGCGCTATCTGCCGCCTTTGCCGATGAAATGGACTTAATCTCCCATTCTTTTCCCCTCCACGTCATGTCCGGGCGTTTAACCCCCGGTATCGCCGATTCTTTCAGCAACACAATTTTCCCGCCAAACTTTTCATGGATTTGGTTCGCCACTTGGATCTCAACACCATGATTTTTCTGCCTATAACCGTTCTCATATCTGACTTTTCCCATGCGCGGTGTTGCACTTTTTAAATAGTTTTTGGTTGCATCTTTTTCGCCGGAATTGCCACCGTTGTGATACTTGGATAGCTGCTTCTCTGCGTACCCTTGTTTTGATGCCTCCCATTGTGCATAAGTCATATTGGGAATCAATCCGTCACGTGTCCGTCGCAACCCTCCAGAAGTATCTATTCCTTCCACGGCAGCAATGAGCGTACATCGGCAATTATACACAAGATAACCTGGTGCCGACGTATCGCCGGGAAACATGATCTCGTAGCCATCAGCCTTAAAGGGCTTATCAATATCCGCCTGCTGCCCATCCAACATGGCGTGAGCGTGGCGGGTGCGGCCATCCAGCGTAGCCACCCACTCCCGTTTAAGCTTGATGCCAATTTTTTGCGCCGCTGCGTAGCTGTCCATGCGTCCAGCGTTCTGTGCTCCTGTAACAGCGGTGCGGGCGGTGCGGATGGCGCTATCCCGGTTCATGTTGGTGATGTGCCGCTGCAAATCATCCGCCATGCCTTTGATGCTCTTCCCTTGAAGGATGGAGCTCGTCACGCTGGCCGTGATTTGTTTTTTGCCCCACGCTAGATCAATGCCCCGCTTCAGGGCCCGTTTTTGCGGGTAATATGGCATCAACTCCGGCTGCTCTACCATGAGCCGTTTCACCGTCTGCTCGTCCCACAGGTCAAAGCCGACGTTGCCCGCGGCCTGCTCGATGGTGTACGCCGAATAGTTGCGGTTGAGGGAGTAGATACCGGGCGTTGCATCGTTGGTGTAGGACACCGCCACAGCGTTTGCGTCGGTCACGCGGTGTGCCACCTTATCACGCATGGCCTGATAGCGTTCGCCGCGCCCGATCTGGTTCAGCCGCCATTGCTTATAGTCGGCCTCCGTCCATTCCTTACCGTTCTGCACGGTGCCGATCAGAGCTTTCATTTCCTCGTCGCGCTTGGCGAACTGCTCAAAATATGCGTCGATAGTAGCTTGCAGCTCTTTCCCAGCCTCGCGGTACAGTTTTGCAATGAGCCGTTCCAGCTTTGCAAGCTCCTTGTCGGTCAGCTTGTGGCCGAGGTCACTGGTCGCCATCGCCGTTCACCTCCGGCGCATCCGGTTTCGCAAAGCTCCGGTCAATCTCCTCCGCCGCCTTCCGCTTTGCCATGTCCTCGTACTGGTCAATGTCACCATTGATGGTCAGCAGCTTCTTTGTGATGTACTCGTCATCGTAATACGCCGCGCCCAGAAGAATGTTCTGCGTTTCTTCGCTCTTGTTGATAATCTGATTGCGCGTATAACTCGGCTGATCCTCAATGCCTGCCAAACGCAGGATTTCCAAAATAAACCGCGTGACCTCGGATTCAAACTTGTCCGTTTTCAAATCAAGAGGCGCATAGCTGGCCTTGATCGCGGTCGCCGTCTGGTTGCCGGCAGATACCGCCGCCGCGTCAAAGCACTGGAAATCCTCATAGAGCTTCTTTTTCAGCATGTCAATGGTGCTGCTGGTGCCCTCATACGGTGCCTCGATGGTCTCGCTCTCCACCTTCGCGCCATCATCGCCGTTGGCGTGGGCAACATGGGTGGTTTTCAAGCGCTCCACAAACTTTGCATCGTCGAGATCGTCCATGCCGTTGCAGTTAGACAGCACCCAATAAATCAGGTTGCCCTCATCCACATTGTTGACCATGTTCGAGGACGCAAGGTCAAGCGCGTCAATGGTGTTGCGCTTGCCTGCGATCTCGGAAAGGCACCGCTTGTTGTTTTTCAGCGGCACGATGGGGAAACTCGGATAATTCCCCCCGTCATAGATTTCGGTTTCGCCTACCTCCGCCTTGCGCTCAATTAGCTTATAGCTGCGCTTTGGCTGCATCACTTCCATGCTCTTGTTTTTCGGCTGGAAATACTCGGTAAAGCCGTCGATCTCGTACAGCGTCGCTCTCAAGGGCTTATCCGGCGCCACTTGCCAGAACCGGATACCGGCTTTCATCGCGCCGTCCTCTTCATCATAGAGGGGGACGAACTCAAGCAGGGAGAACACACGCAAATGCGTCAAATCCCAGAAACCGAAGGACACGCCCGCAATTTTCGCCTCACGCGCTGCATCCATGACTTCCTGATCGAAGTCCGGGCATAGTTTTTTCGGTGTTTCCTTCTCCGCAAAGGTCACACCGTTGCCAAGCAAATACGAAACCTCTTGATCGACCGCCAAGCCGAAGAACCGGCTGGCCAGCTTGTGGTTCGCCGTCCACATATCCATGTGGCTGCGGCCCTGCATATCGTAGATGATCTTTTCATAGCGGTTAATGGTCGGATTCAGGCCGTTATAGTATTCCTCCGCATCCACCGCCGTTTTATACGCCGTGCTCTCGCGGTGCTCGTTGATCGCGCTGCGGATAAATTCAATGCGTGCCTGCTCGCTTTCACCGACCGCCACAAGGTCGTTATATGTTTTGATAGCCGCTCACCGTCCTATCTGTTCCAAAGTGGTGTATACTCGCGCCGATACGCCTTGTTCTTCAGGACCGTATAAGCAAAATACCGTGTTTCATCCATTGCGTGGTCGTTTTCCTTGATCGGCCTGTCATCGGCGGATTTTTCGTCCCACCGATATAAACCAAACTCGCGGATGCAGTCTTTGCAGCCACGATGCACCTTGAGAATGCCATCCTGCAAAAATCGCGCTGTAGTCATAATGCCGTTGGTTACGTCGTTGTTGGCCTTTCGCACCATATAACCGCGGCGCCGCAAAACTTCGATAAACGAGGCGGCAGACGGGTCGACGATAATGCTTTTGACATCCGCCTCGCCGATGAGCTTTTTAATTTCGTCGGCATATTCCTCGTCCGTCTTGTTTTTCTGGTTCTCGCGCCCGGAATAGTAATACTCGCGGATGCGCGTGGCCGTCTTGCCGTCCCAGCGCCACAGCCCTGCGGAAAACGGGTTAAGTGTTCCGTAGTCGCAGGAAACATAGTATTCTCCCTTTTCCGGCAGCTCGTCCACAATGCAGCTCTCGCCAAACATGGGATAAATCAGCCCCTCGGCCACTACCCACAGGCCGCGAATGTATCGGTCGTAGAACACGCCGCTATACATGGCCTTTGTCCTCTCAATCATCTGCGGTGTGAGAATTGGGTTATCTTCCAATAGGAAGTGAATGTGCTGCGTATTCTCCCGTTCGTTTTCAATCCACTCTTTGTAAAACCAATGCTGCGGTGATTCGGGGTTGCAGTTAAAAAAATACTTCGGATGCTCAAATGAAATCGCACGGGAAAGCGCTTGCTCCACGAACGAACGCGGCATAAGTGCCACTTCATCGAATAAGACACCGGCAAGCGTGATGCCTTGTATGAGCATATACGAGCTTTCATCCTTACCGCCGAATAAGTAAAACCAATTTTTCCTATCCCCGCACCGAACGGTTAAAATTCTCGTGGAAACCTTGTAATGCATGGACAGCGCAACACCCAGCCCGTCAATTTCCATCAACGGTTTTAAGATATTTCGCTCTGCCGCCTGCACCGTCTTCCCGCAAATAGCGAAATTCGTGCGGTCGTAGTTCTGCATCGCCCACAGCACAAACGCCATCGTCATAATGGTAGTTTTGCCAGAACGAACAGAGCCGTCGCAAATCAGCGCCATATCTTCACTGTCCACAAAATCCATGATTTGGCGCTGTTTCTCGGAGAGCGATTTAATCCGCATTCCCGTTTCCCTTTAACGCCGCAAGCAGCGCAGCAAGCGCCGCAGGATCGCCGCTCTTTTCGTTTTCGGAGTTCCATCCGAAATTGCACCCAAGCGAAAATTTCGCCCCGTTTGCCCCGTCCTTATCGTAGAGCCTAGATTCGGCGTATTCCTCGCATCGGGACTTCGCGCGCGTAACCGTGTCCGCGAACTCTGGCCTTGCTTGATAATCCAGCAGGGCTTGTCTGCCAGTGAATCCAAGTGCCAACGCAAGCCCCGTGATTGTCGGCGGCTTTGCGTTGATAATGATTGGCATGCCGTATTTATCTCGCACAGCGCATCCGTCATCGCCGATAAACGGCTTACCCTCGCACGCTTTGAAGTAAGCGTCAATGGCCTCCTGCATTGCCTTTACGCTTTTCCATTTTCTTGGCGCTCCGCCAGCCATACGCTCACTCCCTTTCGTTTTGCTACCGGCCCCCACCCCTTGGCCTGATTACGGCAGACTTTACCCACCCCGAAGGGCTACTCTATGCCCGCAAGGGGCGCGTGATACTTACACAGTCTCCGGCGCTGCGCTCTGTTCGGCCTGGCCTACACAACGGCCTAATCTCTCGATTGCCGTCACCACACCACATCCATTTACCGCCTCAGCCTCCTCGCAAAGACAGCAGCGCCGGATAACCACGGAACTTTTCAGCCCTGCGCCGGTATGTCGGTCGCATCCGTTTCTTTTACACAAGCCGGGTCCAGCTAAATAATAAATACTTCGACCTGCCGCTTCCATACAGCGCACAGGCAAGGCTCGTTATCGGACTTACGCAATCATAGCTGCCGGGGCGTGATACCATACGCATTGTGCAGACGGCAGGATTTGAACCTGCGAACCCGAAGTATCCCACGGAGCTGCATCCACCCAGCTTCCGTCTGCAAACGTCTCCCCTGGGACACATCGTTGAGAGGTGCGGGGAGTTCTGTCATGTTTGCGCACGTCTCCGTGCTGCCCGCTGAGGGGCCTGATTTTGGCCGTCTTGCCGCTTAGATTATCTTACGACCTCGGGTCCGACGCCACACAGGCGCTTCGGACACAATCCACAGACACGTCCATCGAGATAGGGAGCTCGCTCCCCCGCGTGCGTAGTTTTCAGCGACCATTCCTGGGTAGGGACTATGACGGCCAGCCCCTTACTTTGTGCCACGATTTCTCAGGCTCTCGAAGTCCCGTTGCGTCGTGTTCCGCGCGCCCTCTCATTGTGGGCTATCCGGCGTTGCTCTCCGTCGTGTCGCAGTTACTATCGGTCTGTGTTCCGTCCGGCTTGCACGGAAGGGAGCGACCCTGCATCAAACATGCTGTACCGCATGAGAGGTGCGGCCTCTCGGCCCTGATCGTTGGGCTGCATCGTGCGTGCGGCATATTCCCGTGCGGCAGAAGGAGGACGGACCGCCGCACGGGCGGCAGAAATGGAAGTGGGAGGTGGAAGGAATATCCTCCCATCTCCCACTGTAACACAAGTCAATGGCTTTTTAAGTCCAACTTTCAATCCAAAAGCCCTCTTTTTTTGGCAACCAAAAGGATAAAATCCGTATGCCACCGGCGGGCGGTACGCTCTGAGCAATGCACTTCCAGCGCCGCTCCCTCCAGGGTATGCGTCCGCTCCCAAAACACGATCCGCACAAGCCAGATACGCTCCTTGCCGCCGCTCATGGCTTCCGTCTGCTCTACCGCATCCCGGACCGCCTGATACTCCGCTATCTGGGAGGCGGACACTGGGGTAAACTTTCCCCCGTTATACTGCCGAATGATTGCTTTGACATATCCCCACCACGGGTATCGCGGTTTGCTCATTCCATCATGCCTCCCCTCCCTAAGCCTTCTGCTTCTCTATTACCCATCATCACCACAGGCCCCCTCACCCTCTCCATCCCCCCTACCCCCCTTCCTCTCCCGCTCCCCCAGCAGGCAGACCATTTTCGTGAGGTCACGAAGATAATGCTCCGTGCGCCTTCTTGTACCGGTTGGCCGGCAGATTATTCTTCTTCCGCCATGCCCATACGGTGTTGTCATTGCATCCGACCTTTTCCGCAACCGCCCTATCTGTGAGCCCTTGCAGATACAGCTTGTAGATCAGCCTATAGTCGATCTTCGCAACAGCTGGGGCCAGCCTCCATGTTTCGACATCAGGCTTCCGCCGACGCCCAGGCTCAAAGAATGCGCAGTCCTCCGCGGATGAGACGGTCTTGTATTCCGTGCCATCATCCCGGACTACTGTCACGATTTTGCAGTGCCCCGTGTTCTGCTGATAATTACATGCGTTGACAGAGCCCCTGTCGCTGCGATGGACACACCTTTTGCATTTAATCGCCATAGTACGCCTCCATATGCGCCAGGACATTGGAGGCATAGGCACTCTTCCCGGGCTTCCCGCTGTTGTAGGCCGTCAACGCCTCTTCCAGCGGATATTTCCCCAGCAGCTCCGCCATGTAGTCACAGCCCACCCGAAAATTGCCGTAAGGGTCCGTGAGATCCGTCACACCCAAGCGGGCCATCCGGTCCTCGTGCCAGCGCCGCTGCACCTGCATATAGCCTACGCTGCGCCCATCGTCGCCCGTGACATTGTGAAACTCCGTCTCCTGCCGGATTACGGCCAGAGCCAGCTCATAGGGGATGCCGGTCTCCTCGCAAGCCGCCCGAAGAAATGCCTGGGTATCTCCGTCAAGCGGCACGTCCTCCCAGAAGTATCCGGAGGCGTAAAGCGCCGCCTCGATGTACTCGTTCTCGGGATCCTCTTCCAGCTCCTCGATCACGCACTCCGTGCGTTCCTCCGCCTCTTCCGTGTGATTTCCCGTGCATTCCGTGTCTTCGGCAGCTCTGGCGGGCCAAAAAAGCAGCAAGCCCACCATAAAAACTATCCATACGATGTACGTTATCTCCCAAACATTTCGTTTCACTTTTTCGCCAGCCTTTCCTTAACGTGCCGGATAACATCGCCGCCATAGGAATTTTCAGTGAGCTCCAAAAATTCCTCCAGCGTCATGGTTCCGTTCTCCACGTCGATCCCGTGATCTTTGGCAAACGCTTTCCGCCCCATGTCGCAGCTCCCTGTGAGGCGATGATGCCAATCATAAAAATGCTGGTTGGGATATTTCTTGCCGCACTCGGTTTCGGCCAGAAAAGCGCCGATTCTTTCCTCTTCCGGCATATCCTCAAAGAGCTTATCTCGCAGGGCTTCCATTGCTTCCCGAAGCGTTTCCCCGTGGGCGAAAAGATTATCCTGCTTTACCACGTAGCACGGAGTAAGTGTTAAATCGCCATTGAGGATTGCCCCGTGAGCGACGTTCCCGCGGATGGAGTAGATCAGCGTGGGCGTTCCATCAATTTGATAGACGTTTTTGCCATCGACCTGAGTAACGCCCGAGCCCCAGCCCGAGCCCGAACCCAAGCCCGAGCCCCAGCCCGAGCCCCAGCCCCAGCCCGAGCCCGAGTCATCGCCCGAGCCCGAGCCCCAGCCCGAGCCCCAGCCCAAGCTCACAGAAAGAAATGCCTTGATCTTATCATCAAGCATCATCTTTTCCACTCCCTCACAGCGGCCAAAGATTCTGCCGCCTTATCCGTGCAGGCCAAAATCTGGATCACACCCGTAAGGACCATTTCGGACACCATGACGGTAAATTTGCAGTCGTCAGGTTTCTTCGTCCCATCTACCGCCAGCTGCTCTACGGCGCAGGCCCCATCCCAGTACCACAGCTTCCGCACGTTGGTCATCGTCACTTCGTCGCCATTGCGCTCTTTGATTTGCCCGAAGAAAACGCCTGCCTGTGCGCACCGCACAACGTACATCTGATTGTTTTTCGCTTCCATTTTTTGTTCCTCCTAAATTTCTTTGATTGTAATCCCATGCACCATCAGCATCAGCTTCCGCTTGATAACAAACAGCCTGTAAGCGGCGCTCTTGGAATCATCGTAGCCCTTTACGTCCTCCACCACCACTTTGCAGCCGTCCCGGTACACGAAATCGGCAATGTAGGTACAGGGATTTTCCCATTTTCCATCGGCTCTTTTTTGCCGGGGGATCAGCTCAAACGGCACCTGGCAGCGCAAGCCCGTAATCTGGCCCGCTCGTTGCAGCAAATCCAGCTCCCGGAACCTTGCCGCCTCCTTCTCGCTGGCAAAATTCCTTACCGTGCCATCCGGCATCCATATGTCTGTCGGCTTGGCGTGGTACTTGTTTGTCCTTTTCTCCCTGGGCCTCTGCTGCGCTCCCAGCTTTTGCAGCACTTGCCGCTGCGCCTTTGGCCCCATCCTGGCCAGGTCTGCTGATGTCAGCGACATCAGCCGTCACCGTCCTTTTGCTTGCCATGGTTGCAATAGATGTAAGTATCCATCATGTGGCACCGTCCATCCGGGCCCCGCAGTTGGAGCAGTAGTCTGTTTTGGCTGCAGACCCTATCTCGCAGACGGAGCAGTACTGAATATCTCCCGCAATCTCGCTGTGAAACGGAATCCACCGCCCATGCACCACCGGTTCCCAGTCCTTGAGGTTCTCCGCTTGCTGGTTCACCCATTCCTGAGATACCTTTGCGTTATGTTCTGCGGTGCGGAGTAGTTCGATAATCTCCTTTTTGGGCATCCTAAGTAGAGTGCTGTCGGCTAACGGTTTATACATTTTCGTTACCCCCGTCCATCTTGGCCCCGCAGTTGGGGCAGTAATCGCTCTTGCGGTTGTTCCACATATCGCAGCACGTTGATACATACCCCCTCGCAACAGGCGTTCCGCTTCGATAGTGCGTTACCCACCGCCCATGCACCACCGGCAGTACGTCTGCCGCCGGAAGCTCATTCAGGATACCAACGACGGCCACATACGCCTCCTCACCGGTCATAGCCCGCAGCGCCTTCTGCGTCTCGGAGGAGGTGATCTTCCCCATAGCGTCCGCTCTGCGGATGTATTCCCCTCTCATACCTGCACCCCCTCCGCCATCAGCTTCCGTTTCCGCCGGTAGTAGGCGTTGTCGGCCTCGGCAAGTCCGGGGTTCGCAAGGCGGCGCTGCCTGGCAGCTTCCACCCGATCCTCCCGGTGGGCGGCGTAGTAACGCCGCCCGCGCTCCCGTTCCTTCTCCGGATCCCGGTTCCGGTCTTTCAGGCGGCGGCGCTCCTCCGCTTTCCCGTCAAACCAGCCGATATGCTTGTAACTGGCAGCATAGCAGCCCTCGGAGCAGTAGTAGGTCGTGGCCATCTTCTTCCCATCCCGGGGCACCTGCCGCACCCAGGGCGTGTCCGCCGTGGTCACGATAGATCTCCCACAGGTGCCGCAGGTACGGAAGAGGGTAAGCCGCTTCTCCACATAGGGCCTTCTGGCACTCATGCCTTCCCCTCCTTTCCGGCCCGCCTGGGGCCGTATGTGATCTCCCGGATCTCCGGATAGCGCTCCCCGAAGGGAATGAGCGCCTGGTGGTCCCGCAGCAGGTCCATTAAGAGCCGGTCCAATTTCTCCTGCCAGTAGTCGGCTTCCGTCCCGCCGTCCAGAGCGTCGTGGAACTGGTTGTAGGTCTTGCTCCAGGCATCCGTCAGCCGCTTGATCCGGTCGTAGCCGAAGCCGAACTCCTGGTGGAGCGTCACCTGCAGGGTGTCCAGCATGAGCTGCTGGGTCACCCGCTCCGCCGCCTGAACCAGCCTCCGCCGGGTCTCCCGCTGCTGGATGAGGTATGCGGACTGCTTCATCCTTTCGCCTCCAGCTCCCCGCCGCAGGCTGCGTACCCGGCCAAGTCAATCCAGTTGTCCGCCTTGCCGTGCCCCGTGGCGATACGGGCAATCTTGAAAAGGCACATCATCGCCGCCACGTCCTCCGGGAGGACCTGTGCCTCCACAGGCCCGCTGCGCCGTACCAGGCACTTCTCTCGCAGGTAAGTCTCCCAAAACTGCCCGATGACCCCGAAAGACCGTTCCGGGTTGCCGTAGTCCTGCTCCCGGTCGCCGCAGACGCACTTCTGGGCGGCCGCTAAAATTTCTTCTCTGGTCATTGTGTCCTCCTAACTCGTTTTCCCGTCCGCAATCACCTGTACCACCCGGACATTCCCAAGCGGTTCCAGCATCATAGCTACGGATTCCTTTGTCGCCATGTAGTCGTCTACCCCGTAGACGTCTACCACCACACGCACATGGTCAACCATCCAGCTCCTCCTTCGAGCCATCCAACCGCAGTGCTGATGCGGCACCGCCAATCATGGCCCGGACATCTGCCGGGAGAGCGGTCATCTCCCGGTCGGCCTTCTGCCGCACCCGGAAATTCCGCTGGAAGTTGGAGGCCACCACGCTATGTACCGTGTCGCTGTCCATCATGGCCCATTCCCGCAGCTGGGAGGGAGATCCCACAAAGCGCCGCACGGCCTCCGGCAGCCGCTCAAACTCCCGGCGGCTATCATAGGCGCTGTTGCGGATGGCGGCGGCCACCAGGGCCCACGCCTCGCCCTCGGTCATCTCCTGGGGCGTGGTGATTTGCCGCAGCCGGGCCTTGACTTGCCCGATGGTCGGCGGAAAGCTGGACGCCTCCGCCACGATGAGCGCCTTGACGGCGGCAGCCACCAGGGCAACGTCATCCTCCCGGAACATCTCGGCCCAGAGGCTCAAGATCTGCTTGCGCTCCGCATCGCTGGACTTGGCGTAGAAGCCAGGATAGGCGGCGTTCAGCACGTTCATCACCATCGAAGTCTCCTGCACCGTCATGTGGCACCCTCCATTTCCTCGCAGATGTCCGTCCAGCTCTTCCGCTCCTGCCCCCGCTGGCCGCCAGGTCGGTTCTGTTGCCGCTTCAATTGCTCAAAAATAATCCCCTGCCAGTTTGACGCCATACAGTCGTCGATGAGCGATATGACAGCGTCCTCGCCATAGACCTTGGCGTTGTTCCGAATCTGCCCAATTAGCTTTTTCAGCCCTTCCGGCTTGTACCCCTGCCGTTTCTCGGTTTTATACCGGAGCCAAGAATCTACAGCCGCCTGAAGGGCTGGAGAAAAATCCGCTACCCCCTGGGGGGTAAGGGGGAGAGGACATTCGTCCTCTTTCTCATTCTCTTTCTCCCCCTCTTTCTCGCTTGCGGGTTGCTTCGGTTTGCTTTTCTTTGCTTCCGGTTTGCTTTCACTTTGCTTCGATTTGCTTCCGGTTGCTTCCGGCTTGCTTGCGGCTCCTCCCCGTTTGCCGTTCTCCGCTTTCCGTTTGCTTGCGTCCAGAGTAGGCCGGACCAACTCGAAGGCCACCGCTACCGTATCGGAAAGGGCCTCCCATTCCGGATCCTTCCCGTAAATGGCGTAGTCCTTCACGGCATCATAGAAGTCGCAGCGGTCCGTCTTCTTCCGGATGCGCTCCGCCGCTTTGGCAAAGGAAGCGTAGAAGGTAAATTGCCCTCGCTCCATATCTCGCCTCACTCTCTGTGCTGATGCAGAAACAGCACCTTACTCCATCCCTCTTTGGCGTTGGCGGCAAGCCAGGCTTCCGCCTGCTCCCGGCTCAGGTGGCTCTCCATGCAGCGGCTCTCGTAGGCATACCCGCCTGCCGCCAGCTTCCGGGCCATCCGCTCCTGGATCTCCTCCTCGCCGTAGTTGGCCTCGATGAGGTAGAGGTCGTAGTCCCTGGCCTCCACACCATCCAGGGAGCCGCAGTCCGTAGCATAGAAGACCGCCTCCCGCTGGCCGCCCCGATCCGCAAAGATATGCCAGGCGCAGTTGGGGACATCGTGGGGAATGGGCTGCATCTCGAATTGAATATTGCGCCAGGTCCCGCCCAGCCGTCCGTAGGAGAGCCGGTAGGCCGTGCTTGCCACGTCGATCACCCGCTCATAGATGCCCAGGGAACTCAATGGTTGGTGCAGCCAGGGCGGGCAGAGGAAGCGCAGCGCAGGCCGAAGAAAAGCCAGGCGCTTGATGGTCTCCGGGCAGAAGTGGTCCCCGTGGATGTGGGTCAGGACCACCAGGGAGAGGTCCTGACAGACCTCCTCCAGCGCCCCGAAGGGCACGCCGCAGTCCAGAAGGATGGTCCCATCCAGAACCACGGCGTTGCCCTGAGACCCAGTTGCGATTACATTACAGGTCACTCAGGCTCACCCGCTTCGGAGCGCTGTCGGTCCTGCCGTCATCCGGCGTGCCGACCGTTTCAGCGGGGGTCCCTTCCATCACTTCGCCGGTCTTCTCGTCCACAGTGGGCAGGTCAAAATACTGCTCCCGGTCCGCCCGGCCATCCTTCAGGGCCGTATAGACCCCCCGCAGCTTCACGATGCTCTGGCTGGTGAAGGCCTCCGCCTTGCAGCCGATGTACTTTTCCAGGCACTCCAGCGGCACGCCGAAGTCCTCCTGGAACGCCTGCGCCATCTTGCGGATCCGGTCGATCAGAGGCTCCCCGCCGCTCAGCAGCGTCTTTGAGCAGGCGTCAACAGCGGCATCCACCACGTCCCCGGGGATGATCCCCAGAATGCAGGCACGCAGCCGCCGAGCGCCCTGGTTTGCCACCATCTCGTAGATGTCCCGAGGGTCCGTCAGGGCCTTGGTGCCATTCTTGGTCTGCCGGACGTGGGGGACTTCAAAAATCTTGGTCTGCCGGACATTGGTCTCCAGGTCCCAGCAGTAGGCCATCACTGTGGAGCGGTTGCCCTTCTGCTCCAGTTCCGTGATGCCGAAGTCCAGGTTGCCCCAGTTCTGGGCCATGACCTCCGCCAGGCGGATAGAGGGGCCGGTGACGTTCTCCCCGCCACGGGGATACTCATAGACCGCCCGCTCCGCCAGGCTCCTGCGCTTGCAGGCGTTGAGGATGCGGTTGTGGCTCTCCACCTCGTTCCGAGGGAAGCGCTTTGCCACCACCATCGCCGCCTGGACCTCCTGGGCCTGCCGGGAGATCATCATCTCCGCACTCACCGTCTTCGGGACCATCCCCTCGTTGGGGGCATAGTTCTGCATCTCGTTCATGGCAGTTCTCCTCCTCAGTTGTAGTTGTAGCCGTTGCTGTCCAGGAAACTCTTCAGGAGCTTCAGCCGCTCCCGGGTGGCCGTCACGGTGAAGGTGCAGGTCAGGGTCTCAACAGCCGCCTTCTCCACCCGCTTGGGGACCGGCGTTACCTCCGGGGTCTCCTGGACGGGCCGGACACAGGCCTCCGCCGCTTCCGCCTTCCGCTGCCGCTCCGCCTCCAACAGCTGGTGCCGCTTGGTCACCAGCTGAATGGCGAAGGTCAGGTCCAGGCACTTCTTGTACTCCACGGCGATCTCGTCCCCATGCTCCATGCCGTCGATGGTGGCCATCGCCTGGGCGCAGCCCTCCACCATCATCCGCAGCTGCTCCATGAGCTTCTTGGGGGTCTTGGCACGGGCCGAGGCCATGTCCACCTTCACGCCGGTCTGCTCATAGCTCAGGAAATCGACCCCGTGGGCGGCGCAGAGCTCCCCAAAGTAGTGCCGCAGATACTCCTCACAGTGTTCCTTGATCTCTCGCTCCGTGGCCTCGATCTTCCCCTTCAGGTCGGCGTCCGCCTGGCGGAAGGGGACCGCCACGCAGTCCCGGTAAACCGCCTCAAAGCGGTCATAGGGCTCCATGATGGCGGCCTTCACCGCCTTCCGCTGGGCCTCCATCTCCGCAAATTCCTGGTTCAGCTCCGCCCGGACGGTCTTCACCGCCGCCAGGGTCTCCGGAGCGCATACCATGCTCATGGCCTGGCCCGTGCGCCGCTCCGTGGCCTCCTTCAGGTCCCGCAGCCGCTCCTCAATGACAGGGAGCTGGACCAGCCGGATCAATCCGCTGTCCTGGGCCGTCTCCCGGCAATCGCAGATCTCCCCGGCGTCCAGGGCCGCCCCGCAGTTCTCACACACCTTCGGTGCTGTCATGTCTTTGTCCTCCTTATGTCCCAATATCCACTGCTTTTGCTTTGCATCTCTTGGCACTTCCGTTGCGCAGCTTCTCAACCCTCGGCAATTCCATTGCAGTTTAATGCCTTGCTATTCCGCCGCTCTACATTTCTCTGCACGGCTTTTCCGTCGCTGTTCTCCGCAGTGCCATGCACCCCCATTGCCGGGCCACTCAAATCGGAACCCCGCGCTGCCTTTCCGTTGCCGTGCTCCACGAAGCCTCGCCTTTGCGAGTTATTCCGGTGCTGCGCTTCGCATCTCCAATGCAGTTCGTTGCGGAACATTGCCCTTGCTGTTCCATCCACAGCGGATGCGTTTCCTAACATTTCCATTTCCATTCAGCGCTTTTTCGTGCCAAGCTGTTCCTTCGCCGTGACGCTCGGAACATAGCCTTTGCTCATCTAGTCGAGTCGGAGCGGATCCGTCGCTTACAGCTCCTCCCAGCGGAATCTACCTTTCCCGCTATTGCGCCACTGGCCGATACCGGATAAACGGCCATAATCCAGCCATTCCCGGACCGCCTTCTCGTGATCGTCGCAAAGGCAGACAACGGTAAACTCGCACGTCGCCCCGGCGGGAATCTCCTCACTCATCGCAAGGCTGATGCGCTCCCCCTGCGCCGTCTGCGCTCTCAGAGGGCGCTGACACTCACCGATTTTGCCGTCAAACAGGAGAGGAATCGTTCTGGGCTCCGGGAAAATCAGCTTGTCAATTTCCTTCTTGTACGCCTTGATCTTCTCGCTTGCGGTCCCCTTCACTTTGCGAAGGCCACCGCAGGTATCCTTGAAAAATCCCTTGATCTGGTAATCGTAGAGGAACGGCGTGCCATCGTCCAGGCGAGGGAATACCGTCATGCCCTTATCCGCCACAGCGTCGGCACCAAGAGCGGCGACCTCATCCTCCACACTCAAAGCGTCCGGGCTTTTGCTGCCGATGAACTCCCGATACACATCAGGATTGGCCGGAGACGTCCCCAAGATGGGCTCCGTAAATGTCAGCTTAACCTTGATCTCCTTCATGTTGTCCTCCTATTGCTTCCCAAAATTTAGTCTGCCAAATGCCGGTTTTCCCAGGCGTCCAGGGCGTCCACGCACTTCTCGCAGCCAACGACGGCCCCGGAAAACGCCCGGTACAGCGTCTCGCACTCCTCGCCGCAACAGGGGCAGCAGGGCGCCGCCTCCGGATCCGGCGGTTCCAATGGCCGCTCCGGGATATCCATGTCAGAAAAGGGTCTCACCGGTCACATCCTCGATTCTCCGCCGCAGGCGGTTCAGCTTGCGGATCTCCTCCTCGGTGGTATCGCCGAAAATGAGGGAGAGCTGATTGAGCATGATTCCCACGTCGGCCATCTCCTCCCGGATATTGGTCACAATCGTGGCGACATCATCGGCCCGGATGTACTTGGTGAGGGCCTTCGTCAGCTCGCTCATCTCCTCGATGGCCACGACGATCTGCATCTCAGTGCCCCAAGTGTCGATAGCAGCCTCCAGGATCCGGCCTTCCCGCTCCTGGGTCATCTTCATTTCTTCGTTCATTGCTTTTCCTCCTTCAAACTTTTCCCTGGGCACCCATACGACATGATACTTGGACCTCCCAGGGCGCTTTTCTAGTTCCTGCGGCTGATGGAAGAGGTCAACGTCCCCACGGTAACACCCGCCATCCGGGCCAACTCCTACATGGAATCCGCCCGCTCGGGGGAAATGGGATCGTTGTGCCAGGCGGTCATAGACACCCCCATTGCTCCGCCATAGCTTTGGCGATGCCGGGGAAGGTCTTTGCGCGGTTTTTGGCTCTATCCGTGGTAAACATACCTTTATGCTGTTCCCCATGCTTATGGCTGTAACTGCCACTTGGACACCATGTTGCTGTCGGCTCAACGATGTTTGTCGGCTCCAGCGGTGGGAGATTTCTCAACCATAAGCACGTTCTTTTTGTGTACGGATGTCCAAATTGATATGGCTGGATAATTTGCGAGTATTCCGGCATTACAAAAAGCTTGCTCGGTACAGGATTCTCAACCGCCACAAGTGGGATATCCGCCCGATAAAACTCCATGAAAAAGTCGCGTGCCTTTATCCCAAGCATAACCCTGTCCGGTTGCAGTTGATGCCCCTTCCACAAGTGCCGCGCGCCTGCATTGCTGAGATATGTGCACGGTGGGTGTGCGATCAGCAAATCCCAAGTAACAATATGCGTTTCACCGTCCATTGTGGTAATAAGCCCGGGTCTATTGACAACGTCCACGGCATCGTCCAGAATATGCCACTCCGGGTGTCCGCCGGACGGCTCCTGAATGTCACAGGAATATGCCTCATGCCCCAATGCCCGGAACGCCTTGCAGACTTCTTGCGATTCCTCGCAGGCAACTAGAACTTTCATCGCCCCTCGATCCTGTCGATGAGCCGGAACACCCAGCCTGTGGCCGTCCCGGCCCCGATGATGACCAGCGCCAGCGTGTATCCATCCATTATGATTGTCCTCCCATCAGCCGGATCGCCTCCGCCTCCGTAAAATGGAGGACTTGGCTGATCCGGAAAAGTTCCCAGGCGCTCCAACCCTTCTTGAAGCGGTTACACGTCTGCGTCTCCGACAGGCCGATGGCCTCGCCCAGCTCCTTATTGTGGGCTACCTCCTGGCGGGCCATCGCCTCCCGAATTGTCCGGTTTACCATCTTCCGGTAAGTCTCCGGGTTCCTGGAAAACCGATCTAGCTTTGTCCTCGGCATTCCATCAGCTCCTCCACCGATACGCCATACAGCTTTGCCAGCTTCTTGTGGTACTTCCGGGAAATACCGTTTTTTCCATTTTCCCAGTTCGACACGGCAATGATAGTCACATTGAGCTTCTTTGCGACCTCGCTTTGCATTAGGCCCGCCGCAAGCCTAAGCTCCCTTAATGTCAAGCTTTTGTCCCTCCTTCTGCGTTATTAAGAACTTTATCTTGACAAACTTAAAACGCACCTCTATTATGTAAGTGTCAGCCAACAAAATATCGGCGATAGGCCCGCAGAACGGAGAAATCCGAGGGGGCTTGGTTTTTTGTTGCCTTGATTAAGTTCTGTAAGGCTATTATAACTGAGATTTTTGCAGTTGTCAATGCTATAACTTTGAAAATCGCAGTTTTTGTGTTTTGACCATAATTAGACACGTTGTTTTGTATATTCTGTTAAACGGAGGCTCTTTATATGGCATTCAAGGTCAAGGCAAAATCAGTCGTCATTGGTCTTGCAGCTCTCGGAGTAATTGGAGCATTTGCCCCAGATACAGCGGAACCCACCAAACAAACGCCGGATACCACTCAGGCAGTAATGGAGCAGCCGGCCGTGAAAAAAGAAAACGCCCCAAGCGTTATCATCGGTGATGCCAACGCCGAGGGAACAAAACCCAATTCGGAACATTTGCAACCAGGCCTGCCCTCTACTTCTCAAAATTCAGAAAGCGCACCGGAAATATCGCCGGAGCAGGCATTTCGCGAAAGCTTGAAGCAGTATAAATATGTTGGCAGCGTGGGAAGTGATAAATACCACCGCCCGACATGCCGTTGGACAGATAAAATTAACGATGGAAACCTTGTCCACTTTGATAGCAAGGAAGAAGCGTCCGCGGCGGGATACGACCCGTGCGGAACGTGCAATCCATAGAAAGAGTATATTTATGGCGAAAAAAACATTCAAAATCCCAGGTTTGTCTTTTAGTTGGAAACGCGCACTTGGGATTAGTAAAGCAAAACAGAAGATCTCAAAATCTACGGGAATCCCTATGTCAAAAGCCGGAAGGCAACGAAAGTTTGGGAAAATGTTAGGGATTAAGTAAATCAAAGGACAATATATATGGCAAAGCGTGACACCGTAAATGTTGATTGCAATAAAATCGACATTTTAAGAAAAGCGAATGAATGGAATCAATCTGCGTTTTCAAGAAAAGTTGGGAAATACAGTTCATGGTACAGCGAAGTCTTAAGAGGCAATAATTTACCGTCCCCAGAAGAAGCCGCCTGCATGTGTATTCTGCTTAAAACCACGCCAAACGACATTCTCCTGCACGAGGGCAGCACCCCGGAAGAAACCGCAAAGTGCTTGGAGGATATCCAGAGGGTGAAAGAGCTGGTGGCGGAGCTGACGGCGGAGAGTGAAGAAAAGCGCTCCGCCAAAGGCGAAGCGCTTAGTCCTGTGGAGCAAGAAATTTTTGATTTTATTTCCGCCGCATCCGTCGAAGAAGTTGCGGAAATGCTACGATTTATCGGATATCTGAAAAGCAAAAGGGAGCAAGCTCATGGACCTTCCGAAACGCTTCAGTCATCGTAGCTAGAGGAGTAACGCTTTCTGCCATTTTTCATCCTCCTAATTTGACCAAGCAGAGCTATTTTTTCCTCATCAGAAAGCAAAAGCACTGCGGCTTTCAGCTTCTCCCGCACGTCTTCCGGCGCAAGCGCCGAAGATCCCGCACACAACAGTTCCTTCAATTTCCCGCCTTCTTCCATCAGTTTATACAATTCGCAATCGCAAGTCAACAACAAGATTCCAATATGTAATACTATATCGATTGGGGAGCCAATCGCAATTGTGTTCTGATTGGCCCCCCTGCCGCCTGCAACCGGCAGAGGGGCCTTATAGCAGATAGCCGCCAAACATCAAGCCTACCTGCTATGGCTGCATCGTAGCAGGTAGGCGGTTGGCAGAGCAAGCCGAGGCAAAGGCAGAATCTCTCCAGTTATTAAGAATTTGGCAAAATCAGGCTTGGTAGCATCTTCCAGAAACCAGGCAAACGAAAGGAGCGTACCTCATGGAAACCATCCAGGACATTTGCTGGAAGGAGCGAGAAACGCAAAGGAAAACAGCACAAACCATAGCGGACGAATCCGGCATCTCGATCTCGACCGTCAACAACTACTTTTCCAGCGCATCCAAGCAGCCGTCCGTCTACACTGTCGGGCCCATTTGCAAGAGCCTGGGAGTGTCCCTGGACCGGTATTTTGAGATCGTGCCGAAAGGCGAGGATTTGACGGAGCGGGAGGAAGCCTTACTTACTCAGCAAGTAAGCCATGAGCAAGACATGAACAAGCTGTTAAACGAAGCCATTAAGCACAAGAACCGGGTAATCTTTGCTCTGCTGTTGATTCTTGCCCTGGCGCTGGTGTATGGAATCACTCTGGACCTGCTGAACCCAAGCATGGGCCTTTTCAAAGGATAAAAAGAGGAGCCGCCTCCGATACCGAAATACCGGAGGCGGCCATCAGGGCGCAGACGCCATGCAGGAGCAATCTGCCCCTCCATTATAGTAAAACAGGAGGAAAAAGCAAGTGAAAATTCCAGAGCCAATAAAACTACCATCGGGGAAATACCGCATCCAGATCATGGTTGACGGGAAACGAGTTGGAAACACTTTTGATACGGCGGAAGAGGCTCAATTTTGGGCCTCCGGCATCAAAACAAAAATGGTGGAGGCGCAAAAGCCTGTAAGAAGACTTACAGTTGGGGAAGCTGCCGACCGATACATCGAATCCAGAAGCGAGGTTCTTTCCCCGTCCACCATTGCTGGGTATAAACGCATCCGGAAAAATCTGATGAAGGATATTGAGAATATCGTTTTAGCCGATCTCACACAAGAGCGAGTGCAACGCTGGGTAAACAGGCTATCGAGGGAAGGAAAAACGCCAAAGACAATCGCAAACGCACACGGATTTTTAAGCCCCATCCTTGCGGAGTATAAGCCGGAAATGGCTTTACGCACAACCATGCCACAAAAAGTAAAAACGGAAATTGAGATACCGTCTGAGGCCGACGCTGTAGCCATTGCCAACGCATGCAAAGGTACAAAATACGAGCTGCCAATTATGATTGCCATTTGGCTTGGCCTCCGGGCATCCGAGATTATTGGCCTGCGCTGGGATGATATCAATGGTGAGTATCTGCAAATCCGGAGGGCCATTGTGGCCGGTGAAAACGGGCCTGTTGAAAAAGGAGTAAAAACGTACAGCGGCACCAGAAGGATACACCTTCCGCCCTACCTTTTGGATTTAATCCAGAGGCAGCCGAAGACAAGCGAACACATTGTGAACCTTTCCGGACATGCGCTATATAGTGGCTTTGTCCGCATCTGCGAGAAGGCCAAAGTCAGGCACTACCGATTCCACGATCTGCGGCACTTTAACGCATCCGTCATGCTGGCGGAAGGCATCCCGGATAAGTACGGCATAAAGCGGATGGGCCACGCTACCAATAACATGCTGAAAACCACATACCAACACACTCTCGCCGAAAAAGAAAAGGCGTTTGATAAAATCATTGACGGGCATTTTGAGGAGTTGTTCGCTCCGAAAGAATAGCCCATTTTCGTGTGCAATTTCGTGTGCAATTTTTCCCTTAAAAATTGATTTTTAATTGCACACGCTAAAATAGACTTGTAAAATTTACAAGACGCAAGAGCCGCCAAACCCGCATAAAATCAAGGAAAACCGGGGAACCATTGAGATTCCTCGGTTTTCCTTTTGGTGGAGGCGAGGGGAGTTGAACCCCTGCTTAAAACCTTTACAAACCGCATAAATTCAACGAAAGAATCAAGTCGTGTGCAATTTCGTGTGCAATTTTGCGGAGTTAAAGAGCCTGAATCTTCCGCATTACGCTGTTGTAAACCCGCTCGTTTACAATGCGTAACGTATCCATCAGCTCATCCACAACTATCCATGCCTTTGCCGGGTCCTTCCCAGCGACGGCCCGGAGAAAATCGGTATCGCCGTACTCTCCCACGTCAGCGCTCGCCATAACGGAAGGAGCCGCCGCAGCGGAGTACATCACCGGAGCTGCTGTGCTTTCGGGCGTTTTCTTTTGCTGGTTCTGGATGATGTAGAGCGCCGCTAGTTTCTCGTAGTTGTTCCAGCTGGATTCTTCCGTTTCTAGGCGGCTGATCCATAGCCGGAGCTCGTTCTCGTCGATCATGGGGTTACACCCCCTTAGCCCTCCATCAGGGACATTGCCCGCCGAAGGGCCTCCTTTACCCGCTCGTCGTCGGTTTCCCGCATCATATCATTGAGCTGCTCCCGCAAATGCTCTGCCCCGCCAGTGCGGCTATACCTACCGCGGGAATCCCGATGGCGGCCCCGCCAGGAATCGCCGTGGCCGTAGGTGCCACGGATGTCAGCCTCCCAGTCGCCTGTGCCGGAATAGCCCTCGCTTTCCATCATCTCGATCTTGTCGATATTCTTGATGGTAGCCGTCAGCTTGTGGGCAATCTCCAGGTCCCCGGCGCCCAGCTCGCCCTTGCGAGCCAGTTCGTCCAGCTCATCGCACAGCATATTGCGAAGATCATACATTGCTTTCTTACTCATGTCCATTCTCCTTTCACGCGATTCTCTCAACCGTCAGATTCGAGTTGGCGAAGTTGACGGCCTGAGTGCTGGTGTTTTCCATTGCGACCGTCAGGCAGCAGCCTTTCGGGACGCAAACCTGTGCGGAAACATAAATGTTAAAGTAGTTCTCTACCGCCGCAGGCGTGACAGTTGCCGTTGCACTGGTCAGCGGCTCTCCGTTGATGGCAAGCGCCGCCGTGATGGCCTCGACCGTGCCTCCGGTTGGAATAGCGATGTTGCCGCCAAAGGAGATCCTAAACAGGGCGCGATTTTGATTAGTGAGGCCGCGCAGCGTGACAATGCCTGCGCCCTGGCGATGCACGATACACGGCTTGCTATTGACCGCCGTTTCGGTCAAGGGGACGTTCTGCCCTGCGGCTACGCTTACAATATTCGCGTTTGTGTACTCTGCCAAAATAATCAGTCCTTTCTAAAGGGGTCGAAATCGACCCTGTTAAAATACAGCGGCGAGGCAATAGCCCCGCCGCGTTGTCGCAGTATCGGCACGGGGCCGATCATTTTGCCGTTGTCGGCAAAAAGCTATGCTATGCAGTTGTCAGCAGCCGCAGCCCTGATTGCAGCCGCAGCCGCCGTAACCGCTGCCCGCCCACGGGTTACAAGTAATGTAGGCAGGCGAAGGGCACGGACGCAGCTGCGAGATCAGATAGTTGTTCTGCGCGGCCTGAGATGCCGCCAGCTTCAGATTCTGATTCTCGGTCTGGAGGTCGGACAGCTTGCTCTGCGTCAGGAAATCGAGGATGGCGCGGCTGTTCTGGTTGTTCGCGTCAATAATGTCGCGCGTGGCGTTCTGTACGGTGTTGCGCGTGTCGCACGCCTGCGTTGCCATGTCATAGCGCACCTGCGCGATAGCCGCGCGATTCTCGCAGCAGCAATCTGCGGCCTGCATCTGCATGGCGTTGAGCTGCTGCATAAGCGCCGCCTGCTGGTTGCTGCGGGAAAGCTCTGCCTGTGCAAAGCCGTTTGCCATCGCCATGTTGGTGCCGTTGACAAGCTGCGCCTGCTGGTAAAAGCCGTCGCAAAGGCCCTGATTTACACTGTCGATCTTGCGCTCGACATTAGCAAAATCAGAAGTCAGCACATAGCCATCGACCACGCCGCCGGAATTGCCAGCGTTGTTGCCCCAGCTGTTGCCGCCCCAGCCAAAGACGGCAAAAATGAGGAAGAGAATAATGAGCCATGCGCCGTCACCGCCCCAGCCGAAACCGCCGCCGTTGTTGGTAGGCGAGACCGGCATGGTCAGCATGGGAGCGCCGCCATCGGAAAGAGACATAAAATCACTCCTTTTAATTATTTATCAAATCGTGGCCACGATGTTGATTTGTGTTGATGATTACCGCATCAGACTTTGAAACTGCTTTGCCATCTGCTGAAGCTGGTTGAGCTGCTGCTGGTTTAGCTTACCGCTCTGCAAGAGCTTTTCGACCTCTGCTTTTGGATCGCCCTGAAAGTTCGCCTTGAATTGCTGAAACTGCTGCACCATCTGTGCGAAGTTGCCCATTGGCCCCGGCATCTGCCCGCCGCCCAGCGCGGCCATGAACGGATTAGTCATCGTCCTCGTCCTCCTCAACCTTGCGCTTCTTCTTGCCCTTTAATTCGCCAACAAGCGCCGCCAGACGGTCAAATTCTTCACGGGTGACAAACTCCACTCTCGCCTTTTGCGTGGCAGGAGCAGCCGTTTCTGTGCGCTCTACGAGGTCGTAAATCTTGAGCGTCGGCTTGCCACTTGCATCCGCTTGCTTGAGATACACAGTCGGAGCGGTGGAATCCCACAGCGCCACAGCAGAGTTGGGAGCGATGAGATAGCCTCTTGCCTCCTGCTCGCCGCTTACCCACTGCACGCTGCCTTGCGCCACCGGATTCTGCGGAACGGGCTGTGGCATCTGCGGCTGCATCATCTGCTGCTGCCGCATCTGCATGAGGTTATCAGGCATCGGTTGAGGATAATACGGGTTTTGGTAGTAAGGATTAAACGCCATGTTTATGCCTCCGTTTCTTTTTCCCAGTAGTACAGCGGCACTTCGCCGCTAGAATTCCACGAATCAAAAATCACACCATCCTGTACGCATACCACATGCCCGGATAGCGCCAAAATGTATGTGCCTACCGGCCTTTCCGCCGCAAAATCCGCCACCGTGAAGCAATCCGGGCAAGTATCTGGGACGATATGCCTCCGATACCCCAGCTTGCGAAGGTAAGCGCCCCAGCAGGCGTTGGCATTAGGAAGATCGCCGTCCAAATACCCCTGGATGCAAAGCGCCAAATAAACCTCGCCCCAGTCCTTTCCGGTTGCTTTGCAGATCGCCCGAACGGTGCAATCGGAAACGTTGCGCCCGTTGGGGTTTGGGTTAAAGTAGCTATACATGATCCGCCCTAGCGCTATGCATCAGCTCAATGGTTTTTACGTACTGCGCCAGCCCGTCCAGATCGTTGGCGTAAGCAATAATGATGTCCCAGGCCATGCGATCCGTGAAGCCGCAGGCAATAAGGCGATCAAACATTTAACCACCTTCCTTCTTCCCTTATGGTACAAAAAATCCGGGCAGCCAAACTGCCCGGATTCTGCCCGCATTCTGCGGAAGTGGCAAAGCGCACAAAAGCTTCCACAGGATTTGTGCACCTCTCCAAACCTCAGAAAATACACCAATTTGGTGTATTTTCTCTTGACAATACCCCAAATTGGTGTATAATGGGTAATGTAATCAAGAGGGGCACAGCCCAGGAGGACATAAAAATGAAGAACACTATGTGGTATGCGGTTATGCGGGACAACGACGATACCGATTGGGGCACCGGCAGCAACAACATGGACGAGGCTATCGAGATGGCCAAGAAGTACCGCGCCGACGGGTACGAGGACGCTTACATCGCCGTGATCGACGACGAGGGCGACCCCATCTGCGTGGACGAGATCCGGGATTTTTGACCGAGAGATATGGACGATAAATTCAGCGCACTTTTCAGCGCCGCGCTAAAGACGGATGATCGAGATGAGTATGTCTCCGATTGGGCGATGTCCTCCGAATGGGGAGATGCCGCGGATGCTGAGGTGCCCGATCATCGGATCAGCGCCCTCGGTGCCCTCTGGGATGTGGCCCACGCCAGTATCCGGGAGATCCGGGCCTATACTGGCCTCACCCGCACAAGCTTTGCTCTCCGCTACCTGATCCCATACCGCACCGTGGAGAATTGGGAGCGGGGCGACAGCCAGTGCCCGGACTATGTCCGGCTTTTGCTGGCTCAAGCAACCGGCTACTATCGCCGCCCGGAGGTGTGAGCCGTGGAAGAGAAAAAGCGAAAGGTCCGCCGCATCGAGCCAGGTCAGCGATATGGAAGGCTGACCGTTATTGCTAAAACTGACCGCCGCGTCTCTGACCGGGTTGTCTGGGAGTGCCGCTGTGATTGCGGCAATACAACCTATGTCACCTCGGCCCACCTGGCAAATGGGAATACCACCAGCTGCGGCTGTGCTCGGACCGGTACAAATCTGCTGGATTTGTCCGGCCAGCGTTTCGGGCGGCTCACGGTGCTGCGCCGGACGGACCGTCACATGGGCCACAGCGTTATCTGGGAATGCCTCTGCGACTGCGGGAATACTGCCTGCATCGCCTCCACCAATCTGCGCAAGGGGTATACCAAGAGCTGCGGTTGTCTTTCTTCTGAGGTCCACCAAAAGTCAATTCGCCCCGCCTGGGAAAAGAGAGAGCTCGACTTTATCGACGGAACTGACGTGAAGGGGCTTATGCAGCCGCCCGACAAACGGAACACGAGTGGGACCGTCGGCGTCTCGTATGACCGATCTGTGCGCCTCTGGAAAGCGGAGATCACATTTAAGGGGATCAACTACTACCTTGGATCAAGCCGAGAAAAAGAGGTTGCCGTCGCCATCCGGAAGGAGGCGGAGAAGCAAACCCACGGAAAGTTCCTGGAGTGGTATTATCAGGAGTTCCCAGAGCGGAAGCCGGAAAAGAAGCCCTAAAATAACGCGAAAGAGGCCGTGCCCAAATTGGGCACGGCCTCCTCTTATCCTCTGATGTCGTCCGCCAGGTGGGCGTAGGCCCTCCGGCGGAGTTTGTAGAGCCCGTCCACGCTGAGGTTGAGCCGGGCGGCAGTCTGCAGGCAGCTGCGGCCCAGGACGTCCACCTCAACGATGCAGGTCTCCTCGTCCGGCGGCAAGCCCGCCGCACGGACAGATCGGAAGAGCACACGT